AAGCTTTAAAAGAACTTAAGCCAAAGCCTAAAGCCACATCAAAACCCATTTCAGGAATGAGCTAACCCTGATTACTCACACTCTACTATACTCAGCTTGCAGTTATTCTTGGTGGCAAAGTCATCAAGAATAGCTTTCAGCGCATACGCGTTCCGAAGCGTGCACTCTATTTTGAAAGCGGCTGTGCAATCACCAAAAAGAATCTTTTCAGCACGATCAACTTTTTCTTCTAGTTGATCAATATTACTTTCCTGAAGCAGTAGTTTCTCAACCATCTGCTTGCGCCATTCAAACATTTCTTCGCCTAGACTCATTTCTATCACCTTTGATAGTTGGGTTTTCTTTTGTCTATTAAAGCATAAAAGTAAGCTTTCTTAAATTAAAATAAGATTTCTTATTGACAATAAAACTAAGTTTTCTTATATTTATCTCGTAGACATCAAAAAAGCACACCGCCCCTCCCCAGGTCCGATGTGCTTTTGCAAACTGCGAGATCAATTATGAACGTAAAAGCTACCCCTTTCAACTCCTTTGCATTTGTCAGCATGGCTGCTCTTGCAATCTCAGGTGGTTCTTTAGTTGCTTGCCAGCTACAACCAGCTTTCCAAACAAAAGACGCACCTACTCTTTTTACACCTAAAACTCAACCAAGTACTTACGGTGTGTTAACCGCGAAAATCACAGGTAAACATTCTGGCGTTGCTGTCATCAAATTAGATAGCTTCCGTTTAAACGTTAGCTTTGATTTTGAAGCTCATCCAGACAGTTACGGCGTTCCGGGTTCTGAATTCACTGCTGTTGATATTACCCAACTCACAGTAAATGAAATTACTGATGTTAATGGTAAGTCATATAACGATTTCACCGAATTTGAAGACATCCGAAACATCAATGGCCTTCTAAAAGGCTTCATCGAACGTAACAAGTTGTTGGAGGCTTAAAGATGACTAATTTCAAAAAACACCCAGACGGCTACAAGTCATTTTTAGGCCGTGATGATAAGGGCCTCTACTCTGTTCGCATTGGCTGGCAAGTGTACGCATCTAATGCTAATGGCTCAGTTCTTTACAAAGTTAAAGACGGAGTTAAGACGCCTTTAAATGTGTTCAGGTTCCAAACTTCTTATCCAAAAGTTTGGAATGAACTCACCCAAGAAATCGATTTTCAGCGCAGACAGCAGCTCGCAATAAAACTGCGTGAAACAAATATCCCTACCTATGACCGCAAAGCTTATAAAACTAAGCGCGGCTTCACTGGCTCAAGATAAGGATAATAAAAATGGCTCTACCGATTATTACTGCTGACCAAACTTTATTAGTTCAAGCAATTATTGTGTACCTATACGCTGATCCGGGTTTAGGTAAATCATCGATGGGCTTTACTGCGGAAAAAGCAATTTCTTTTGACTTTGACCGTGGTGCTCACCGTACTGGTGAATTACGTCGTGGTGCGGTTGTACAGGTTCAACAATGGAGTGATGTTGCAAACCTTACTCCGCAGGACTTAGCACCTTATAAAACTGTAATCATTGATACCGTGGGTGCAATGCTTGAATGCATTAAAACTCATCTATTGCTAACAGCTAATAACCGTCAAAAAGATGGCTCTTTAAAGTTAAAAGCTCAAGGTTTAGCAAACCAAACGTTCAAGCAATACATCAACACTTTAATCAGTCTAGGCAAAGATGTTGTTTTCATTGCACACGCATCAGAAGATCAAAACGGTGATCAAATTATTTACCGACCAGATCTAGGTGGTAAAAACCGTAACGAGCTTTACCGTATCGCAGATGTCATGGGTTATCTAACAACTGTTACTACAGGTGAAGGTAAAAATGCCCGCGTTATTAATTTTAAACCCTCGCCTACACATCATGCGAAAAACTCAGGTGCTTTAGGCGGTGAAACCGGTGAAGTATGGGTACCAGATCTTAAAGCACATCCTACTTTCTTGGCTGACCTGATTACTCAAGCTAAAGATCACATTAACACCTTAACGCCTGCACAACTTGCAGCAGCTAAAGCCCAAGAAGAGCTAGAAAACTGGAAACAAAGCTGTGAGGAAGCAGAGCATGCAGGTGACCTTAATCAATTAACTGAGTCGCTTGATAAAGAACACATGTATTACCAGAACATGCGCCAAGCAATGTTAATGAGAGCTAAAGCATTGAATTGCACGTTTGATAAGCAACGTGGCACTTGGATTAGTCCACCAGAATTTAACGGTATCTCAGATCAACAAAGAGATGAACTTCAGAACTTCATAGCTGAACGTGGCCTCGATGTAAAAACAGTTTGTGAGCACTTAGGTATCGATGCCCTTATCCAAATTGAAGCGGCAAAACTTAAGGCAGTTAAACAAGAAATTGAAACCTTAGCTAAAAAGGGGATGACAGCATGAAAAATATTTTAACTGCTCAAGAAGCATTTGCAGCACTTCAAAAAGGTAAAACTGTTCTATGTCGTCCTATTGGAGACATGTTGGACTTTTCTGACTTAGATCAATTCCCCGCTTCTGTTTTTGGTAAACCGGGTTTTGAATTCTGCATCAAAATCGAAACTATTGAGCTGGCTGGCATTACATTCACAAAGCCATTAACTATTGATGAATATGAGGAAGGACAGGATGTTTTTGTAATTACTACATATTCGCCTTCTATTTACGTCGTGAATTTTAGAACCACCGCATTAATTGAATCTATTAATAGCGGCTTTGTTCAACGTGATGCAGAAAACGCCAAGCTTCAATTAAAAGCACTATCTAAAGCGTTAGGTTTTGAAGTTAGTGACGATTTTAGTGTTATTCGCCTAGGTGACGAACCAAAGAAACAGCGTGCTAAGAAATCAAAAGGTGCACAGACAGTAGTTGTAGAAAAGACTTCTGAAATTGTTGATGAAGTTAAACAACCTACAATTGTTATTACTGAGCAAACAAATGTAACTACTTCTAAAGACTCATTGGTGCAATCCGAAGATATTTCAGAAAATATAGGATCAGCTTTAGATAGTGCGATTGTTATTACAGAACAACCTTATGTGTCTTCACCTGAAGATTTTTTAACTCAGCCTACACCTGAGCAAGAAAAAAACAATGAGTATCAGCAAACCCTAGATACTCTTCTACAGCGTGTAAAAGAGTCAAAAACACCTGCAGAAGTAAATGCGGTTTATCGTTATACCCGCACTTGGTCTGATAAACAAATGGAACCTCTTTTATTGGCTACTCACAAACGACTTGAAGAGTTGGAAAAAGAAAAGTCTCCTTCAGGTGAACCACCTTCATTAATGGTCCAGATCCAAACTGCACCGGACCTTACTACGTTAGATGCTTTGGAAATAGATGTTGCCGCACGAGATCCACAGATTCAATCACGACTCATGGATTTTGTTAAGAAACGCCGCTTTGAGTTAGAAAATGCAGCATCAAACGAACCTGATTATTTACTGGAGGAACCTTTCTAATGTCAAAACAAACTACTCCAGAGTTTCTTTTCGAGCCAAAGCTGCTACCAATGCAGCTTTTCGAGAAGTTCATTGTGTTCAACGTAAATGCCGGGTATCGCGGGAAAGGCACACCGCACGGCGTGAACTTAATTAAAGGTAATAAAGGCACCCTTTCAGTAAGCAACGAAGGTGTGATGAACAAAGCAGCTCAAGAGCGATACAAGCTAATGCTTTTAAAATATTTCAAAGAAGGTCGCTCTGCAATGGATGAGCTGGACCATGAAGTTAAACGTATTTATAGAATGGTGGCGTGAATGCTAAAAGATTTGAGAAATCTTTCTGAAAAAGAACAGCAAGAATATTTGGATCGTTTCATTATGGCCAATGAAGAGCAAAAATTCCCCCAAGAAGTTGTGGCTCTTTATTTAGATTGCTCACCATGGACATTAGCTAGAATGCGTTGTGATCAATCATCACTGCCTTTTTCGAAAATTGGAAGACGTGTTTCATATAAAAAGAAAGACGTTTTAAAGTATGAGCAAAGCAGGACTGTGCTTAATACAGCCCAACTTGCAACTGTATAAGGATTCAGTAAAGAAATAATTGTAGTTTCCATGATAAATATTGGGTGACAAATAATTAAAATTGCAAAAAGTTTTAGTTGACACTTTTCAAAATTTGCAATAAATTTTTGATTGCCCAAATCTCTTTAGGACTTAATTATGGATTTATCGAAGAATCCCCCTCCAAGCTATTATGATGCATCACTGAATGATGAAACATTAAGCTTTTTTGCTAACCATATGCTAGAAGTTTTTTCACAAACTACTCAAGATCTTAGTAGAAAAGATGATGATAATTACACTATCAGTTGTGCAATTTTTGGAAGATGCCGTAATAGGTTTGCTCGTGAAATTCGTAGTGGCAATGCCCCATCTCCAACATATTTAGAAGATTCTTCAAATAAATTCACCTTTAAAATTGGAAACACACCTGGTATCCGTTTTTTTAAAGAATCTGATCATTTAAAACCGAAAAGACCAAACTTTTTTAAGCAAAGTTACAATCTAGAATTATTTGAATCTGATTCAAAAGTTCCTGTTTTTTGGCGATTCATTTTGGTTCCAGCTAAAACTGATGACGAAGAAACATTTATCGCTTTTGTTGGTTTTAACCAGAAATTACAGCCGATTACAGCTTGGACATCTAATAAGACTTCTAGATTTATTTTTGATCCAGCGGCTATATTGCCAGAACCAGCAGAATTGAAACGCTATAATATTGATGATCTATTAGCTGATGATGATTTAGATGATGCAAGCGGAATCAAGTAAATCTTCAACAGCAAATAGGCAAAAGTTGATGAGAAAATGAATACTTATTTTAATGGTCTAGAATTGCGGCTCTTACGTCAATTTAATCATTTGTCTTTAGAGGACTTATCAATTCATGTTGGTAAGTCACGCCAATTCTTGCATAAAATTGAAATGAACCAAGTTGTTCCTACACCTGATTTAATTGATGTACTTAGCAACTTCTTCAATGTAAAAACGGATATTTTTTACAGTTCTCATCCGATTTTACAAGAAGAACAAATCAATTTTCGAAGCAACAAAACTGCCAAAATTTTTACAAAGCAATCAGTGATCGCTCAGGGTGAATATTTAAAAAGGTTAGTAGAATTTATAGAGGCAAATTTAAGGCTCCCTAAGTATTCAATACCTTCTGTTGAATCTGTAAAGAATTTTCAAGATATTGAAAATGCTGCGCTTCAATTTAGAAAATATTTTAATTTAGGGTTGGGACCTATTAGCGATATGACTCAATTAACTGAAATGCTTGGAATTTTTGTAACTACTTTTCCAAGTGTTTCAAGCGAAGTCGATGCTCTATCTATTGCATCTAAAAGACCAATCTTTGTTAATAACGAAATTAGTAGTACTTGTCGCCAGCGTTTTAATTTAGCTCATGAATTAGGACATCTTGTACTACATGATGGTTGTGTTACAGGTGACACTCTCACTGAGTCGCAAGCGCATCGTTTTGCTAGTGCTTTACTTATTCCACAAGAAATGATGATTTCTCATTTCCGTAATTGCTTTAATGGTAGATTTAATTGGAATAAATTAAGTGAGATGAAAACAAATTGGAAAATAAGTAAGGCAGCTTTGCTCTATAGAGCTAAATCTTTAGATCTTTTAAATGAAACAAGTTATCGTAGTGGCTTTATTCATTTGAAGCGTACTGGTGAGGCTATTTTAGAATCAGAAGATCATGAAATACCTAAAGAAGTTCCAACTTTACTAAATACATGTTTCAAAGCTTTAAGTAAAAAAGGAATTTCAGCAATTGATATAGCTAATGAATTAAATATATCTCTAGATCTATTAAATAAAATTACGCAATTAGATTTACAGCCACAAAATCCTTCTAAACTTAAATTAGTTATTTGATTAAAGGCGGTTTAGACCGCCTTTATTTCTTTTAATCTTTCTGCCCATACAGATTGATAATTAAAGCAATCAATCTTACCTTGATACACCGCTTCAATCATGTTCATTGAAGCTCTTAATTCCTCATCTGGAATTTGAACATATCCACCTGTCACATCAATTCTTGGTTTAGCCGTGTGATTAAGAAGTCTTTTTGTCACATAAATATTAAATCTTAAAAGGTTGCATATAGTGGCAAATGTACGGCGGAAATCATGCATTGAAACGTAATAGTCAACTTCTTTACCCACTCTATTCAATAATGTATCTACCTTAGTCGCGTGCATATTCCACGAAGTAGGCATCTTAGTAGCTGGGAAAACCCAATCGTTTTCTCTTAATAACCAACGTTCACGCAAAATACTGTGTAGATGATCACCAATAGGAAAAGTATGATCTGAACCATTTTTGGTATCTCTAAAAGTTAAAGTACCATTTTTAATATCTACATCAGCCCACTTTAAGCAACATGCCTCCTGTTTACGGCATCCCGTATACATGCACATCAATACGATATCCCGATGCGTGTTTGACCTAGCAGTATTTTCCAGATTCAACTCATCTTCATAATGAAGCACCGCATTGTAATATTTGTGAATGATGTCTTTATGGAGATGTCTATCCCTACTTGCTATTTTATTCCAACCTCTGGTTACGGAAATAATGTCAACTGGATTACTTTTAAGAATCGGGTTCTCATCTGTTGAATAAAGAACATGAATATACTTCCATAAGGTACCTAAAAGAGATACAGCACCATTTGCTGACGACTCACTTACTTCTGATACCTCAATAAATCGATCCAGTACTTCTTGCTTAGATATCTGGAAAAGCTTTTTGTTGCCCCACCCCAAATATAAATCAAAGTACTTACGGTACTGCCTAATTGTTTTTGGTCTAAAGTCATTTCTATCAATATAAATTTGAAGAGCTTCATTCACTGTAATATCTAAAGGATTAGCAACATTCTTTAATTTGATAGGCTTTTCATATTCATTGTTTGAAATTTTCGCCAGAATCATCTGAGCTTTTGCTCGAGCATTTGTTGCAGGAATATCGGTAGTTTTACCAATTGTCACTCGATAGAGTTCACCTTCATGCCTCCTTTCAACAATATAGGTTTTACTTTTATTAGTTACCCGAACTGCAAAACCGATTAGTTCTGCATCTCTATATATTTTTTGACCTTTTTCAGTTAATGGAATAGCATCAACAGTAGATTTGTTGAGTTTCATGTCTTAAACCTGTTTTAGCGAAATTTGATTTAACCATGTTTCTCAACAGTCTACAAATAGTCTACAAGCGTTTTTAGTTAACAATAAAATACGTCATTTTCTGATTATAAATTCTTGTTTTAATTTACTTTATTAAAAATACAAAAACCACAGGTATATTATAAAAGAAGTAGAATCCGCCTAATCTGGTTTGGATTGTAAATGGTGGGAACAAGACGTGAACCTTTGTATTTTCAATAGGTTAAAAATTTCAGATAGCTGTATATGAATGTATTCATTTGCTCACACTTATAGGATGCATGTTTTTAAGCCCCATACATATCAACTTACTGACTTTCGTAATTCTATCATTTCCCACAGATGCAAATAATGTATTAAATGAAATACTTCAGGTTATTAGTTTATAGATGGGCTGGATTTAAAGTATTAAAAAAGCCTATTCATATATGAATAGGCTTTTTAGTTTTTATCAATTATTCGTCTTACTATGAATACAAGTTATGCTAACTT